GAGACGCCTGTCCTACAATAAAAACCCATGCCCCTCCTCCCCTCCCCCCCCTTCAGCAGCCTCTGCTCCAAAGCCGAGCGCGCATTCTACGACTTCATCGTGAACAACCAGGTGGCCGTTCCCAAGCCCCACTGTTTCACGGGACACGACTCGGACGAGAAAGTGGCCAACCGCGTGGAGATCAGCGCCCGGGGCGGTCCGGAAGAACCGATCCGCTCGGGCAACTACAAGATCAACGTCGCCATCAGCGTCGTGGGCAGCGCGGACGAATCGGTGGACGACGGCAGCGTGGCCACCGACGTGGTCAGCCAGCCGCCCGAGGAAGTGCACGCCCGGAACGCCGCCACCGTGTTCGACATTTTGACCAGCCCGATCTGCAAGGATTGGCTCAACCGCGTAGTGGCTGATTTTTACGTCTTTGATTTTCTGACCATCGACCTGGACCACTCGGTGGAAGGCCGCAATTACCGCGACACGCTTGTGCTCGAGGTGTATTGCTGCGCCGCGCGCATCATCCCGCAATTCCCGCTGGGGGGCACGGGCGTCGAGAGTCCGCCGGAAACGTAGGACAGGCGTCTCGCCTGTCTTCCGGGGGCGCGCACGGAGTGCCGCGCCCAGGCCGCTCCCACCTTCGGTCCCCTCACCCGGAAGACAGGCGAGACGCCTGTCCTACATTGACTCGGCTGCTACGAGTATATGCTCGTATCAGGCACAGCAGTCGTCACCGGCGTCACTGGCAACATCGTTTTCTCTGGCATTGCCACTTACCTTTCCCTCACTCAATCGATCTCCGCCACGCACGAAGCGGAGAAGGCTCTCGTCAAAGATGCTAACGGCAACGACTGCACAGTCGTCTGTTGCAACGAAGGGTATAAGGCCACCATCCATTTAATCCCGGCGGACACAAGCGGGTCCAATTCCGTGGCCAACGCGGTGGCCCAGGCCGTGGCCCCGCCCCTGGCCTCGCGCGTGACTTTGGCCGGTTTCCCGTTGCCCTGGCTCAATGGCTCGACATGGGTTTACCTCGGCGGCGCGACGTTCGACCTGGACAACAACAGCAATCCCGTGCGCGTGAATTTGCCGATCGAATATCGCGTGGCGAACGACCTGTCCAGAGTGGTCAACGCGTAACGGAGCGCGGCGTTCACGCCGCTTCAGTGCCCGTAAGCTCCAGGAATTCGTGAGTTGAAGCGGCGTGAACGCCGCGCTCCGCCCGTCGAATAAATGGAATCCAACTTCCTCACCGCCCTCATCCCCGACCCTGCGTGGTGCCTGGGCGTGCGTTTGCGTCCTTTCTCGCTCGGCCACCTGGTCGTGTTGCGCCGGGTTGAATCTCCCTTTGTCAGCCGTGAGGCCAAAGTCGTCGAGCTGGGCGATCTGATCCTGGCGGTCATCCTTTGCGCGGACACGTTCGCTGCGGGCGTCGAGTTCCTCGGCGACATGGCCACCCCAAGCGAGGCCACTCAGAAGACCCTTGAGGAATGGGGCGCCAAAGCGGCCAAGCTCGATCTGAACGAAGAGGTGACCGAGTTCATGCGTTACATCCGCGCGGCGGACACGATGCCAGCTTACTTCACGCAGTCGGGCGGAGAATCCCAAGCGATCGGCTCACCCTTCTGGCAGATCGTTTATCTCAACCTGCACAAGCTCACCAACCTGACCGACGTCGAGATCTGGAACCAGCCCCTCGGCAAGACCTACTGCGATTACATCGCGATCCGCGAACAGGAACAGGTCCTGCGCGTCAAGAGCGACGAAGACGCCGAGATGGACCGCATCGCGCGCGAGCACTACGCCAAGGTGGCGGCCGCTGAAGAGGAAACGGCGAGCCGGCGAAACGGCGAGCCGGCGCACTGACCTCTGACCTCCGACCTCTGACCTCTTCTTAAAATATGCCTGCCGAACTCAAAGCCAAACTTTCCCTCGATACGGCGGATTATCAGCGCAAGGTCAAACAGGCCAAAGACATCAACACCCAATTCGGGGTGGGCCTGAACGATCTCAAATCCAAGATCACCAGCGCCTTCACTGCGGGGGCCATTATTTCGGCCGTGCAGGGCATGGTCGAGATGGGCAAGGAAATCCGCATCGCCGCCGAGGAACTCGATGTGCTCCCCCAGACCGCGCAGGCCTGGGACATCATGCTGCAGAAAAATGGCAGCTCCGTCGAGAAACTCGCCTCGGGCCTCTCGCACCTGGCGGAAGCCCGCAAGAAAGCTTTGCTCGAAGGGCCGGACACTAAGGAGGCCAAGGCGTTCAGTTTCTTCGGTATCTCGGGGGACGCCCTCAAGAATTCCCCGGTCGCCATCCTGCGCGAGATGTCCACCGAGATGACCAAAATGTCCCGGACCTCGCGCGAGCTGACTTCTCTGCGCGATTTGCTCGGGGGCAAAGTAGCGATGAATTTGCGGGGCACACTCTCCAAAGGGCTGAGCGAGACCGAAGAACAGATCCGCGCCGCGGGCGGACTGCTGGATACCGAGCTGCTGGAACGGCTCGAGAAGATCGAGCGCAGCTTCAAACGGATTAAGAAGATCGCGACGGCGAGTTACCTCGATGCGGCCGGCCCGTTGGTCACCCTGCTCGAGAAGCTCTCCGAACCGTTGGGCAAGGTGATCCAGCTCTCGAACGTTCTGCCCGGCATGCTCGGCTTGAAAGCCGGCGCCGCGGCCGTCAGCGGCCTGGGCAAGCTTGCCGGGGGCGATCCGGAAGGTGAAGCCGAGATCAAACGGCTCGAGGCAAAACTCAAGGGCAAACAAAAGGACCAGGCCGACCGCGAAGAAACCGAGCGCGAGATCGCCGAGAACGCCAAATCCCTCAAGCCCACTTCCGCCGGTCGCGCCGTCCACCACGACGCCGCCACGAACCTCGTGGCCCTGGGCAATTTCGCGTTCACGCGCGGCGGTCAAAACCCGATGGAACACATGCTCGGCCGCTCAGTCCAGATCCAGCAGAAGATCGAGCAGAACACACGGCCCAATAAATCCGTAGGCGGCGGGGATTCGAGCGTGCCGTGACTGAAGCGACTGAAGCGTCAGAGCGTCAGAGCGTCAAAGCGTCAGAGCGTGCTGGCGCTTTGCCGGAGCCACGCTCCGACGCTCCCCACGCTCCGACGCTCCGACGAATTCTCCTCGCCGAAGACGACCCGCGGATCCGCGCGGCGCTCGAGATCCGCCTGGCAGCCGCTGGCTACCAGGTGCAAGTCGCCATGGATGGCGTGAGCAGCTATCTGGCGGCGCTGAGTAATCACCCGCCTGATCTAATCCTGATGGACATCTTCATGGCGCGAGGTAGCGGTTTGGAGGTCGCCCAGCAATTGGAAGCTTTGAACCTGGTTATCCCGATCATCTTCATCACCGCCAGCAAACAACCGGGCCTGCGCCAGCGCGCCGCCGAATTGCACGCCGGCTTTTTCGAAAAGCCTTTTGATTGGGACGACCTGCTCGCGGCGATCGCGGCCAAGCTCGAAGCAACGTAGGACAGGCGTCTCGCCTGTCTGGTCAACGGCGCGTCAGAGCGCCGTTGACAACCCCCGTCAAAACCCAAACCTGCGCGGCACTTCGTGCGCGCAGAGACAGGCGAGACGCCTGTCCTACGTTTACTTGGCCCCCTTCGGTTAGATGCCGCCAATTCCTCTCAACTTCTACGTCGCCGGCTCCGATCTCCCGCGCCAAATCAAATCGCATCGATCGTGGCAGCGCGGGGTGGGCGGGCGCACCGTGGACATCGTCACCGGCATCGAGGACGATATGCTCGCCCGCGTCGCGGGCTGGAAACTCGACTATGACGAGATCCAAATCAGCCCCGATGAAAACACTCCGCTCGTCCGCGCTGAGCTCACTCTCAATGATCCGGAGCTGGAAATTACCTGGGAGGTAATCCCCACCATGGTCGAGCTGGACCTCCTCGAAACGCCGGTCGCCTGGACGCTCAAAGATGAGGAGTTCGATGACAATACCGATTCGGACGAAGGCACGTTGCCTTCGACAGTCCTGGCGGTGATTCGCGCGGTGATTGCTGACCCGCGGCTATTGACGTTCGAGTTCGACTGGTTCGTGGATGGCGGCGGCAATTGTTCCTCGCAAGCTGTCGCGGACCTGGCCAACCAATTGGCCTTGCTCGGCATTTCCGGAATGCGCGGCGTGCCGCGTTACCTGCCTTGTTTGCGCCTGTCCGAAACCGTTTCGTCACGTTACGACCAACAGCTGTCCGTGACTTTCGTCGGCGCGGTGCTGAGCACGGCCGCGCTTTATTTGGCCGAGGGCGTGCCTTCGGATGTGCTCTTCGCTTTTCCGGCAGCTCCGGTCGCGCGCGCGGGTTTCACCTGGGGCTGGCTCAAAGGCGCCCCGAGCATCCGCCGCACTGGCCGCGGCTATTTCGCGATCCAACAGGACTGGCAATACGGCGAGTATCCGAATGATCCGGTGGGCCTGTTCACGTTCATTGCATGATGATTAAGCTCCAAGCTCCCCAAGAAAGCTCCAAGCTCCAAGCTCCAAGCTCCAAGCTGATCAGTTTGGGATTTGGGTGCTTGGGATTTGGAGCTTAATTTATGCTTCGCCCTCCCCGTCTCCCTTCCCTCACCGGGCGCGATCCCGCGCTCATGTCTTACCTGCGCGAGCTGCAGATGTTCGGGCAGCAGAACCAGATCGTGTCGGGCGTGGGCTACCGGCTCAAGGTCACGCCGCACGGCACGACGCAGCTCATTGACTTCCCGGCCGGCGGCGGCAGCGGCGGGATCACCGAGCAGCGGATGATCGTCATGGAGGTCGAGTGGGATTGGTTCCTCTGCCTCAAGTACGACGAGGACGGCCAACACCCGCCGATCGGCGAAGCCACTCCCGCCGATTACATCAAGGTCGCAAAAGCATGGGAGCTGCGCGTAACGGATTGGGACGGCCAAACCATCGACGGCATCACGTTCGATTACGACGTCGGCGATCTGATGGGCGCGCGGCGCACGGCCACCCAGGGCGCCATTACCGAGGAACACATCGTCGTGCGGCCGTGGTATGTCGGGGAGATCATCCTGGCGGTCTCAAAGGTCAAAGGCGGCACGGACGCCACGGACGACGGGCCCGCCGGCGATGGCATCGATCCGGAGTCGATCACCTGGGAAGACACCAACCAAGCCTCGCACGCTTGGGCGCTCGAGGATGACTCGGATGCGTCCATCACCACGCACGCGCTGGGCGATTTGCTCTTCGGCGATGCGATTGGCGGCATGGCCACGCTCGCGGGCAATGCCACGGCCATCAAAAAGTATCTGCGCCAGACGGGCACAGGCACGCTGAGCGCCGCGCCGGCCTGGGATGCCCTGGTCGAATCGGACGTCTCGAACCTGGTCTCGCATCTCTCGAATAAAGCGGACCTGGCCGCGGCAAATTATTGGCCTTCGAAACAAACCTTCGGCGCAACGGCCGATTTCAACGCCGCAGTCCAAATCAAAGGCGCCCTCGCCGCGCCCGATGGTTCGGGATCGTTGGAAATCGAGTACAACAATCCCACCAGTTACATCACCTCGTACAACCGCGCGGGCGCCGTCTGGAAACCGCTCGTCATCCGCGGGTCCGACCTCACGTTTCAGAACAGCGGCGCCACCGCTCTCTCGCTGATTGGCGGGAATATGACGGTGGGAGCCACCGCGGCCCTGGGCGATCTCAGCCAGGCCGGCGCGGTGGCCATGTGCGCTTTCGGCGATTCGATCACCGCGGGCAATGCCGCTTCCACGACCGCTCTGCGTTATACGAACCTCATTTGCGCGGGCAAGAATTACACGCTGACCAACGTCGGCGTGAGCGGCTCCCAGCTCGCGGACACTGGCCAGATCGATCTCATTTACGCGACGGCCAGTTGGTACGACCAAACCTACACGCTGCTCAGCGGGGTCAATGACATGCGCACGCGCGGCACGAACGCTGCCCTGCTCCAGAATTACGAGGATGCCTTGATGGCCGCGCTGGCCTGGCTGGCAATCCCGAGCAACCGGCGCACGCTCGGCAGCGCGGGCTCGGCTGTCGGGACCTGGTCCGCGACTACCCGCTATGCGATCACTACCGGCAAGAAATCGTCGACGACCGGGGACACGCTCAGTTTCACCGCGCGCGGCTCGGTGGTTTACGTGGGGGCCACCCGGCTGACGACGGCCGGCGGCGCGTTCACGGTGAGCGTGGACGGCACGGTGTTCGGCCCTTACCTCTGCTCGGGCGGAGATACGACCGCCTGGGGCAAGGTCTATTCCCCGTTCCTGGTCCGGATCGCGAATCTGCCCGACATCGATCACCTGGTGGTCGTCACGCTGACGAGCTCGGCCGAGGTGCAGATCGATTGGTGCGGGGCCAATGGCGGGATCAGCTTGCGCACGGGGCCCAATGTTTTCTGCGGCAACTGCTGCCGACTCAATTCCACCGGTTACGCCTCGGGCGCGCCTTACGATCAAGGGTCGGATACGGCCGTGTATGGGATCAACCGGCGGATCCTGGCGGTGTGCAAGCGTCTGGCGGCCGATGGCCTGAACGTGGTGGCGGTGGATTCGAGCGCGTTCTACGACGTCACCACGGACATCTCGGCCGATGGCATCCATCCGAACGACACGGGCATGGCCCACATCGCCTCGGCTTTTCTCCAGGCGATGAACCAGATGCAATACCCGCGCGAGCGCCAGGGTAGCCAGTGGCATCGCGGTTATACCCCGTCCTTTTGCCTGGGTGAGTATCCCAACCTTTTCCGATTCGACACGGCCAACCATCGATTCGGCCTGGGCGCCAGCGACCCGGCATTCCTGTGCGACCTGCGCGGCAACGCGCTGGGCATCGCCACGGCCCAGCTCCATTTCTCGAGCGACAGCACGCTGGGCGGTTTCTACGTGATCACTGACACGATCAATCGTTCGTTCCTCTGCACCGGCGCGAATTACGTGGCGGATTGGACGGCGCGCTCGACGGCCGCAACGCTCATCAAGACGGACGGGGCGACCACCACGCTTTACGCCAATACCGGGCTGACGAGCGGCAACACCTACACGCCGACGGCTATCGTGCAAATCAACACGGCTGGCCTCGGCATCAGTGGCGGGTTGAACATCGGCAGCCTCACGCCGCCGGCGGGCGGTTTCCTGGCAATGAGCGGCCGGGCGGACATCAGCGGGGGGATCCAGGTGTTGGGCGCGATCGCGTCGCCGGCTGGCGCTGGGTCCGTCGAGATCGAATACAACGGGGCGACCAGTTATTTCACGAGCTACGATCGCACGGGGTCTCTCTGGAAACCGATCATCATCCGCGGGGGCAACATCACGTTGCAGAACAGCGGCGCCACCGCGCTGACGTTGATCGCCGGCGTGCTGAATGTGCCGGGGCTCACCGCGTCGCAAGTGGTCAAAACCGACGCGAGCAAGAACCTGGTGAGCTACGATCTCGACACGGTCCTGGCGCTCAAAGCGCCGTTGGCCAGCCCGAGTTTCACGGGCACTGTCAACATGGCCGGCCTCACCGCCTCGCTCTTCGTCAAGACAGACGCGAGCAAGAACCTCGTCAGCTTCGATTTATTCGGCACGGCCAACACGTGGTCGCTCAAGCAAACATTGAGCGCCGTGGCGGATTTCAGCGCTGGCATCCAGATCAAAGGCGCGCTGGCGGCGCCGGACGGTTCGGGCTCGCTCGAGCTCGAGTACAACAGCCCGACCAGTTACATCACTTCGTACAATCGGTCCGGGGGCGTCTGGAAACCGATCATCATGCGCGGGGGCGATATCACGTTCCAGAACAGCGGCGCCGCCGCGCTGACGCTGATCGCCGGCGTGGTGAACATCGCGGGCCTCACGGCGTCGCAGTTCGTCAAGACGGATGCGAGCAAGAATCTGGTCTCGACCCTGATCGCCCAGAGTGATGTCACCAACCTGGTGGCCGACCTGGCAGCCAAGGGCACGGTGACCAGTTTCAGCGCGGGCGATTTTTCGCCACTGTTCACCACGGCGGAGGCGACGGCGACAACGACGCCGGCGCTGACGTTTACCGCCATCACGCAGGCGCAAAACCTGATCTTTGGCGGACCGGCCAGCGGCTCGGCCGCGGCGCCGACGTTTCGCGCGCTAGTGGCGTTGGATATTCCCACGTTGGACATCACCAAAATCACCACCAGCATCACCAGCGGGCGAATCCTCTACTCCGACGGAAGTGCGATCGCATCGTCGGCGAATCTTTCATTCGCCTCTGGCCATCTCTCCCTCAATACCAACGACGTGCTGGCCGGGGCAACCGGTTCGACGACGCTGGATTGCAGTCTCGCTGCCGGCGCTAACTACACGACATCAATTGCTGCCAACAACCAAATCGGTGTCCAGGTGGCATCAATATCAGGGGTGCGACAGATCGGATTCTTTGGAATTGGCCCCGTTGCCCGCGCAGGTGCCTTCACGCAGACCTACGCGACGGCCAGTCACACCATCACCCAAACCACCATGACCGACCCAGCCACTTACGGAGCTGGCGCCAATGGTTATAGCACAGCAGCGATGGCCTCAGCAATCCACGCGGAGGTTCTCGCACTGAAAGCTAACATGGTGGTGACCCAAAACGTCCTCAATGGCGTGATTGATGATCTGCAAAGTTACGGTTTACTCGCCTAGCTCAAATGAACCTCCTCACCAACACAAAAATCCAAACCCTGCACTCCGTCCTGTGCCGGCTCGAGCCGCTGGACAAGCCCGCGTTCCATTTCGCGGACATCCAGGTCCGTTACAATCTCATCCGGAACATCAAACTCCTGGGCAAGGTGCTCGAGGAGGTGGAAGAGCTGCGGGTCAAGCTGGTCAAGGAACTCCTGCCGCCAGGCGAAGCGGAATTGACCGGCGAACGCCTGGCCGAGTTCCGCCGGCTCTACGCCGCCCTGCTCGCCCAAACCAACGACGTGCCGCTCCACACCGTGACGCTCGAAGGCCTCGAGCTGGCGAAGAATGACATACACTCGGTGCTCGTGGCCGAGCTGCTGGGGACGGTCATCACCGAATGAGCCACCGAGCGCCAGAACGTAGGACAGGCGTCTCGCCTGTCTTGCCGCACGCGCGAAGCCGCGCAGGTTTGGGTTGTCAACGGCGCTCTGACGCGCCGTTGACCAGACAGGCGAGACGCCTGTCCTACGTTACATGCTAGGCCAATTCCCCGACGCCGGGCCCCTCCAGTTCCTCAAGGCGTCCCCGCTACGTTTCCGGGTCGTGCGCGTGAGCCGGCCGTTGGCCTACCAGGAGATCCGGTTCATCAGCACGGTGGGGATGCACGGGTTCGCCAGCTTCCTGGCGCCGGACACGCTCGATGACACGCTTTACAATACCTTGCGCGTCCAGATCAGCATTTCCAATTTCCCGCACTCGAGCTCGCTGGATTTCACGCGCACGATCATCCCGGGAGCGGCCGCGGACGTCGTCACGCTCACGTTCATCCCGGATGAAGCCACTTTCCGGGCGAACCTGGCGGTGTTGCCGATCGACCTGGGGGCCACGACCAAGACCGCCACATTGATGACGCAGCATCTGACCAACCGCTATGGTGTGCCGATCACCGCGGTGCAGACGTTCACGTTGAGCAATGTGTTGGTCGAACCGCTGGGCAGCTCGAAGAGCATCCGGGCCTGGCAACATCTGATGGTCGATCACCTGGCGACCTTGCGCACCGCGGTGGAAGCCCAACAAGCGATCGACATCGCGGCCGGGCATTACACCCTCGAGGATACATGGGACCTGGACTGGTACATCGGCGATACCGGGACGCATTACGGCGAGGTGGGCGCCCAGGTGGCCGGCCTGGCCAAGCAAGGTTTCAACGCGGACCCGCCCCCGCTGACCGGTTACAACATTTTGCAGGTGGACAAAGGACCGCTCAACGCGGAGGGCAATCGCACGTTCCTGGATGTGCTCGGCGTCGAGGGCGCCATGTACTACCCGGGCGCCACTACCGCCAATCGCCTGGTGCTTTGGGCCTATGACACGGCCGGGGACGATAACGCGAGGATGGCGTCGTTGCTTCCCAGCTATCACGCGCCGGACCTGGTTTACCTCGTCGAGGAACGATTGAGCTGCAGCCAGGTGCGGCATCGCATCCGGCCGTCCGTTTCCGTCCGCATGTCGCGCCGGCCGCTTTTGGCCGGCGGTTCTGGCACGGCGGGTTTTGGCCCTGATATTTACGATGGCCCCTCGGCGCCGAGCGGGGGCGCACCGATCCTCGGCAGTCGCGTGCAGTTCGATACGGTCTGCCCCGCGGTGAGCATCCCCGATTTCTGGAACACGACCAAGCCCGACGACTATCTCATCCAGCAAGTTTACGGTCCGAACGCAGCGACGAACGTGAACGGGTTCGTGATTCCGCTGTAGGACAAGGCGTCTCGCCTGTCTGGTCCACGGCGCGTCAGAGCGCCGTGGACAACCCGGCAAACCCAAACCTGCGCGGCTTCGCGCGGGCGGCAAGACAGGCGAGACGCCTGTCCTACGTTGACTCCGCCGCCAAGGTTAGGATGTTCGCAACCCTCCTCACTGACCAAGTCACCAACGCGCTCGTCGTCATCATCGTCGGCGTGGTGCTCGGCGTAAGCAACCGGCTCGGGCAACGCAAAACGGCCGCCGCGGTCAAACAAAAGCTCGAGGCGCATGATGAGCGCGTCGAACAGGACCGCGAGAACCGCAACCAGACCTTGCACGAGATTCAATCTGACCAGGTGGCGCTCAAGACCCAGCAAAACATCATTCATGCGCTGGTCAATTCGAGTGTGCTCGAGCTCAAACGCCAGTTCATGATCGCCACTGATACCCTGGCGCGGATCGTGCCCACGACGGAGAACAAGCGGATCGCAGTCGCCTCGGCGATCGCGTATGCCGAACAGGCCTCGCGCCAGGCTGAGGTGGACTCGACAATCGCCGTGGCCAAGCAACGCGCGTTAATCGATCTCCACGCTCAAACGCTCATTAACCCGATGGCGCCGGCTAATGTCATGCTCGAACCGGGCCCACCGAGCACACCACCGGTCACACCGAATTTATGAAACACCCAGAACTAGATCCAACAGGAGGAAGCAGAGAGCGCAGAGAAAGAAATTCAATTCTCCTCTTCCTCTTCTCTGCTGGCTCTGCTGCCTCCTGTTCAATCCTGCTCTTGTTCCTGCTCTTGGGCTGCTCCTCGGTGTCCTACACGCGCACGGAGCCGGGCGGGGAAAAGGTTTCATTCGCCACGTCGAGTCTATTCACGCGCAAAGCGATCAAGGACGTGGAATACACGGCGGGCCTCGGCACCAACGGCCTGCGCCGTTTCAATCTGAAGGGGTACTCGAACAACCAGACCGAAGCGATCCGCGAAGCGATCGCCGCGGCGCTCGAAGCCTATTCCAACCGGCCCGTCCAGAAATGATGGTAGGGCGAGACTCCGTCGAGCCCTGATCGTTTCTTCGCGCGCCGCCCTACCTTCTCCTACGAATCCAGCGGGCTCTTCACACTGCACGCTTCCGCGTGGCAATACCCCATCGTCGTGTTGACGTCCGCATGCCCCATGGCCTGTTGGAGGGCCTTGACATTCACCCCGCGATCCAGCGTGTGCGTGGCGTAAGCGTGCCGCAGTTCGTGCGGCAGGACCATGATGCCAATCCGCCGGCGGGCTTCCTTGACGGCCCTCTGAACATTGACCTCGTGCATCCGATAGCGCACGAGCTGGCCGGTGCGCGGATGTTTGCACGGCCAACGTGACGGGAACACCCAGGCCCACGGCCAGGCGAATCGATACTCCGGATATTTGGCGGCCAATTGATGGGGCAATTCTAACGGCATTCTGGCTTGTGCGTCCCGCTGCCAGACCGTGCGCGCAAAAGCGATCTGCGCCCGGATTTCCTCCGCCAACGAACAAGGCAACGCCACCACCCGATCTTTGCGCCCTTTGGCGCCCCGGATGAAAAGTTTCGTCTCGCGGACTTGCACGTCTTTGATGCGCAAGTTGAGCGGCTCACTCACCCGCAGCCCGCAACCGTAAAGCAGCCGGGTGATGAGATTGGTGGGATAACCTGCCACATCCCGAACGGCCTCGAGCAACTGGCGCGTCTCGGTTGGCGTGGGCGCATGGCGCAAGTGCTCCGGCCGCGACGCCCGCAAGGCGTCCACGTTCTTGAGGGGAAGCCCGAGCACATCCTTGTAGAAAAAGAGAATGGCATTGAACGCCTGATTTTGCGTTGAGGCAGACACGTCGTGCGCGCGGGCGAGCTCGGTCAAAAAGCGTTCGAGCTTCTTCTCGCTGGCCAGCTCATTGGGCATCTGGCCGATGGCAGCCATGTAGCGGCGCAGCCAGTGCAGATAGATTTCCTCGGTCGAAATCGCCTTGTGTTGGCGCCGCATCACATCCCGAGCCTTGTCGATAGCTTCCGTGCGCGTCATTTGGGTTTTGAGTTATACGAACCGCTCGTCGCAGAATCAGCGTTCAGCATTTAGTCTCGGCCCCACCGCAGGGCGACTTTCACCCCCAGCGAGAACGCGCAAATGGCAGCCTGGAAAACCGCCGCCGCCTTATGCGGGAGAGCAAACGCCATTAGAACTGCGATTGGCAGAAGGACCAGCATCGCGTTTTGAGTGAACGATGCCGAACCATTCGCTGGACGCGAACCGGCTTCCCGTATCTCCTGGTGAGCGCGAATCTTGGCGGTGTGTGCTTCAAATTCTTCGTCAGTCATATTTGCCTTTCGAGCCGGTCCGTCACCTCAAGCGTTATGCGTCCTCGCCATCGCGTCTAAGATCACCGCTGCAACTTGGGGGACGATGGCGTTTCCGAGTCCTCGCAAGCGGTGTGACCGATTGGGTATCCCATTAGCCACTCGACCCAGTTCGGGTTCAGGCTCCCACCGACTTGGTTCGCCAGTTGTTCGCCGTGGTGAACCTGTCGCTGCGTGTGAGTCCGTTCGTGGCTCGTCGGTGTCGCCCACAGTTGACCCCGCGCTGCGCCGATTAGAGTTTGTCCCCGTTTCCCGTCTGGATTGTTCTGCCCCTGTCGCGCTGCGCACGCGCTCGGTGTCGGCCAAAGTTTCACGGCTTGGTCGAGTCCCAGATGCGCTTTCTTGCCGCTCGGGCGGATGAAGTGATTCTTGTGCGGTGTCAGTATCTCGGGTGGATTCCCGCCGCCGCACACGTTCGGAGTGGGCCACAATCCAGACTCGTTCCCTTCGGTGGCCGGCGTCCACGGCACAAGCCGGAATAATAAGCGGCCAGCAGGCGTAGCCGAGGCGCTCCAAGTCAGCAAGCACTTGGTCGAGTTCCATATTGATGATTCCAGGCACGTTCTCACCAAGCACCCAAGCGGGTCTTGTCTCTTCAATAACTCGGCACATTTCCGGCCAGAGCGCGCGGTCATCTTTTGCGCCTCGTCGTTTGCCGGCAGTGCTGTAAGGCTGGCAAGGAAATCCCCCTGTGATGAGGTCGGCGCGAACGCCTCGCACGTTTCGGATGTCGCCGAGGTTGGGGACTTCTGGCCAGTGGCGCTTGAGGATTTTGCACGCATACGGTTCTATTTCGCTGAAGGCTATCGTTTGCCAGCCTGTCCACTGAGCGGCCAGAGCAAAGCCCCCGATGCCGGAAAATAAATCCAAATGAGTTCGACCGGACGCATAACCATTCGATGGAAGAGAACCCGGCTGGGACACTTTCGGTGTCGTCGAAGGTGTGATTTGAGCCGGGTCTTTCATCTCAGTCGTTATGCCTCCCCGAGATGCTTGTTGATAAGTTCGCGCACTACGTGAAGCGCCCTTGTGCACTCCTGCGCACTCGGAGGATTAGCGCATTTATCTTCCACGACAGATTCTCGGGTCGTGTAGCGATGGCCGCACTCGCACAATCGCCGCCGCCGAACGTATCCGGCGCGCAGTCGTATTCTTGTGTCGATCACAAAGCTTGTGCGGCTTCCACAGCTCGGGCATGGCGTGGCTTGATGGTCGCTGCTTTTAGCGGCAAACCGCTGTTTCCACTCTTCACTGATGGGCGGCATAACCATTCGTTGGACAGAACGGCTAGGTTCATCCTGTCCTGGTTCGACCGCTTCTGGTGTGCCGTCTGTCATCTCAGGCGTTCGGCCTTCTCGCAGCGTCCCGCGACACCCAGGCGTTGTGTCCGTGGCCCGTGACAACTTGATAGCCCGTTTCCGTGACTGCGGTGACAATCGCCGATTCGTAGCCCCATTGCCACGAATCGAAACACTCGGTATCCGTCGGACGGTCTTTGCGATACCAGCCCTTCGCGAGCACAGCGTCACCGACCCCGAAGCCCGAACCATGCGCTGCAACTGAACCCGGCGGTCCGGTTTCGTTGCAATTGCTAGTCGTGGTGGGCCGGGTCATTGAGCTTTGGCGTTAGAGCACTGAGCGCGTGAACTTCCAGTAGCCGCCCAGCGGGCCACCTTGGGTGAATGTGATGACGCCTCGGTCATTTTCCTTCGCATCGGCGGTGTCGGTGTAAAGGAGCACGTAAGCTTCCTTGTCACCGTCAGCGCAAATTATGAATCGCTTCTTCTCATCGGCGTGAATCACCTTGACCTGCTTCTCCGTGCCGTAAGGCCAAGTGCGGGCGCGCTTGTTGAGGATGTCCGTGTAGCTGCTCATCCGTCCTCCGTCGTACTTTTGCCGATGAACGCCTTTTGCCCCACGACTGAGCGGCCCCTTACTGCCCCCAGGTAGAGCGTTTCCCCGCATTTGTAGAACAGGAGGAGCGTGCTGCCATCCGCCGCCGCTTCCAGCGCATGTCGTTTCCCACAGACTCCACAAGTGATTTCGTCTCCCGGTTTCACGGCCGGCAGCCGGTCCAGCGTTTGGTTGCTGAAGCCCACGTAGGGAGTGCGAGTCCCCGAACCATTCGATGGAGAGAACCCGGCCTTTACACTTTCAGTGTCGTCGGGGCTGTTGTTGTGGCCGGGTTCTCTCATCTCAGATCGTTCGGCCACTAGCACTTGTTCCAGAGGTTGCACCACATTCATGGCGTAGCCGTGGCCAATCAGTAGTTCCGGCCACACCGAACATTGTTTGAGGCTGCCCCAGAAGCCGAACTCCTGGGCGACTATCCACAGCGCGTGCTCGTTTGGCACGCTGCCGGCACGTCCCACAGGGCTGGCCGAGTTCAATCGAGAAAGTGACCAGGAAGCCCAGCGGAATTGCGATTGTCTGCCGGCTCATTTGCTCCATGTGACGTTTCTTCCCCTCGCGGGTTTGGATGTTTGTTAGGAGTTCGCGTATTTCCACGGGCTGCGTCGCGGCCAGTTCACACAGTTCGCGAATCTGTTTTCGCACCGTCTCGTCCATGACCAACGCTGTGCTCATGACCGTGCCCGAGGCGTCTGATAGCGCTTAACCTCGCGCCAAAGAGCCGCCCTATTTGCTCTCCGGGCCGACCACAGCCATTCATGAATTGACGCTGCGGTCTCATGGCAGTTCGTGCAGAGGTCCTCCTGACCTGGTTGCCAGCCGCATGGAGGGTTGCAGGCGTCCATCTCCGTGCATCCGCACACGCGACACCTGGTCAAACCGTTCCGGTCCCGCTTAACCATTCCCGGTTTCATTCCTTCTCAAGCGGCCGTAAACGGCGGATGGCGCTTTGTGTCCGCCTAAACTGCCAGCTCGCCTCCGCGTCGGCGTTTAGTACGAGCATGTCTTTGAGGTCCGCAGCTCGTAGAGTCAGTTGCTCAGTGAAGGTGAGTGGATCGCCACACTTCATGCACAGAGTGATGTCGCCCGGCGCCGGGCGGGCCGCTTTGTCATAGAAGCACTGCACCGTATCCATCTCATAGCCGCACGTTGGGCATTTGCTCGGCGGCAGCGGATGGAGATTCGCCGTGTCACTCATGGCTGAACTTGATGGACGCCGGCAGCGGCGTGTAAGCGATCGCCGGCGCCGCTTCCAACTTGCCGTCGGGCGCGACCCAGACGTTGTCCTTGGCCACTACGGTATAGGTCTCCCCTTCCTTGGGATAGCCAAGCACCAGGTGGTAATTGCCCCGCGCAACGGTGTTGCCGATCAACACGAGCACGCCGGCGTCCGCCAAGGTCCCGTTGAAAAGCAACGGCACGTCTGTGCACCGGTTGATGATGTTGCCGATGAAGCTCAGGTAGCGGCACCGGAAATCCAGCCGCGGATGCATCTCATCGAGCGGGCCGATGTTGTAACACACGAATTGCCGGCAATCGCTCGCGACGTTGTTCGAGCATACGAATGCGTCCGCGCTCAGCGCGGCGAAGACGACGTCCACCTTCTCGAAGATGTTGCCCGTGGCCATCAGCCGGCAGCGCGGCGTGGGCAGTTCGCTCGTGTAAACCAGCGCCGGACCTTTTGTCCATAAGCCGCCGCCCCCGCCGTAAACCTGGTTGCCGCTGAAGGTGAAGAGCGGGCGCTCGATGTCGTCCTCGCGCGGGGAACAGGGATAGGCGTAGCACGCGACGGCGCCCGGGGTGTCGGTCTCGGTGTAAAACTGGTTGTTCTGCACGCGCGCGGGCGCGGCCGAGAGTTGGATCGCTTCGAGACCGTAATTGCGGATGGTGTTGTTTTCCACGTTCACGCCGCCGCCGCGGCTCAGCCACACGAAACCATCAGCGGCGCAGTACGCGTATCCGGTCGCGCTCGAGCCGACGGGACATTTGCCGCTGACGTTCCCGTTGAAATTGTTGCCGCTGATCAAGACGTCGTGCACGGAGGGCGCCCCGCCAAAGATGCCGCACCGGCCGGCGCCGCTCGCGTGCCCGGAATATTGGGGCGGAATAAATCCGTCATAATAGGCGAACAGGTTGTCGGTGATGCGCACGTTCTTCGCCCAGGCCAGGCAGATGGCGTGACGGACAGGGTTGCGCAGTTCGCACCTGGTGATGGAGATGTTGCTGATGGCCTGCCCGGCGCGGCCCTCGAGGTAGATCATCGTGCCGAGGGTCCAGCCCTGGTCGATGTAGTTGAGGGCGTCCGGGGCAGCGTCAGAGCGTCGGAGCGTCGGAGCGTCGGAGCGTGGCTCCGAAAAAGCGCCAGCACGCTCGGACGCTCGGACGCTCGGACGCTCCGACGCCCTGAGCGTCCGCGCGGTCTGAGTGTTCGCGTAGTCCGCCGCGGCGTCGGGCTGCTCGAAAGTCAGGTCGCGCAGGCAAATGTTGCGCAGGTCCGGTCCGGAGACCAATAGCAGCGTGGTGGTCGGGCTGGCAGCCTCGAGCACGGTCAGGCCCATGCCATCGCCCTGGAGAACCAGGTTGCCGAAATCGACGACTAACGCGGAGTTGGTGGTGACTTCGTACTCTTCGCGGGCGTAACCGTCATCGCTTTTTTCCAGGAGATATTTGCCGGCCGGCATTCGCAACGTGCCCCCGCCCGCGGCCCGCAGCGCCTCGAGCGCGCGCAGGAACGCCGGCGTGTCATTGGTCCGCCCGTCGCCGCGGGCACCGTAAAGCTTGGGGTTGATGGTCATGGGGGGGGCGTCAGGAGCGTCCGAGCGTGGGAGCGTCGGAAGCGTGGCCTCGAAAAAGCGCCAGCACGCTCTGACGCTCCAACGCTCCAACGCGCCAACGCTCTTTTCATCGCTTCGGGTGTTTGAGCATCTCTGGGTGGTGAGCAATGCGCGGGTCCACACAGCGAGGTTCGATCGGCGGGATGTCTTGCACGACTTCGTCGAGGGTCGCTTTGAGGCGGTGGATGGCGTCGTCCTGCTTGCGCATCCTGGACAGCAATCGTTGGATGGCGTCCGCCTGGCGGGGGCCGCAGTCGCTCCCGCATGTGCGCAGGAACCGCATGGCGTCCGTGACGTCTCTACTGATTTCGTCGTTGGTCATTTCTGGGGTTTCTTGCTTTTCAGCTTCTTCCCCTGCAGCGCCGCGTCGATCTCGTCCCGCCTGAAGCGCGGGCCGGTGAACTGGTCGTAGCGCGTGATGATCCCCTTGGCCGCGGCTTTGTGGATGGTGCTCGGGTCACAGTCGGCGTAGCGCGCCGCGCTGTTCGCGTTCATCCAGGGACTGTGCTGGCGGGCAACCTCGTTGAGGATCTCTTCGAGGCCCTTGCGCATTTCCTCGCGCAGCAACGCGACGATGGCCATGGGGTCGGTGTCGCTCATGACTGGAACGTGCTGGGCCACTCGCTCTTCCGCACCCACCACCCGGTGATCCAGCGCATGTACGCCGCCGGGTCCGGCTGCCGCTCGCTCGTGTGGCGGCTGCCCAAAGTGTGGTCCGGCCAAAGATGGAGCCGCTCGGCGAGGCCCAATTCGCCGGCGACCTGCTCGATTAACTGCAACTGACCGATTGCGTATTCTTCCCACGCGCGCCGCGACTCGAAGACTTCGACGCGCATTTTGAGCCCGAGGCGGTCCGCGTGCGTCGCGATGCGCGCCACGTTCTCCGCCCGGATGTTGATCGGCTCGGCGAAGATGGTCAAAGGACCAGAAGATCCAACAGGAGGAAGCGGAGATAGCGGAGAAGAAGGTTTGGAGCTTGGAGCTTGTCTTCCCTCTGCTCTCTCTGCTTTCTCCTGTTGAATTCCGGTGATGGCCGACAGCGTCCGCTCCAAATCCATCCGCCCGATCTCCGGATACATCGGCGCCACTGCCACGAACGTGTTCAGCCCGTATTGCGCTGCGCGCTCGAGACAACGAAGCCGCGCGCTCGGGCTGGGCGCGTGCGGCTCGTAAATCTGCGCGAGCCGATCGTTGAGCGTCGGCAAGCTCATCCCGAACATCAGCCGCGGCCCGAACGATTTGAACAGGTCGAAGTCCAGGACTGCCATCGGGCTGCGCGTGAGGATGCGCACGTTGAGCGTCGAGTAATCGCGGATCAGCTCTAGCGACTCACGCACCATCCCCCGCGCTTCGTGGTGCAACTTATTCTCCTTCTGTTCTCCGTCCTCCGACCTCTGACCTCTGACCTCTGGCTTCTGACCTCTGAACGTCTGGTAAGGATCGGTCGTGCTACAATAGATCACCGCTCGGTTTCCCCCGCTCTCGAGTGTCGTCGGGTCCGTCAACTCGGCTTTGCCGAGCGAGTGCAGGAAAATGTCGCGGTCCCACCGTCTCAACAAAACGTATTTGCCCCAATCGGCGTCCGGATCCGCGACGCCATAATCGGCCATCGTTTCGCTCATCCTGCCTCTCAGGAGCGAGGGGACGTAGCAAAACCGACAGCCATGAGTGCACCCAACAGCGATGTTGAAATTCCAATTCGAAAGCGATTTGTGCACAAAATTGCTTTCGCCAATGCGCGCCGGTTGCGGCCAGATCCCGGACCTTGCCGATTCGCCGGTTCGCCGGTTCGCCGGTTCGTCTTTGCCAGGGACGGGGAAAAGGTGGGTTTGCATTTACTTCGCCGATTCGCCGATTCGCCAGTTCTCCATCTCGCCTTTGCACCGCCGCGGGATGACCACGTAGCCGATCACAAAACTCAAGGTCAGTTGGACGATCATCAGCCAGTACAATTGCTCGATGTGATTGAGAATCTGATTCAACAGCTCCATTTGGAGCCGCACTAATTCGGGATCGCTCATGGCATGTGCAGCGGAGCGCGGCGTTCACGCCGCTTCAGCGTCCGACCGCCATTAGCATTCGCGAGTTGAAGCGGCGTGAACGCCGCGCTCCGTCTCGCCTCGCCGATTCGCCGGTTCATTGCTCTTTCGCCCAGCTCACGCCGTCCGCGTGCCACTGGGCCATGGCCGTGTAGAGCTTGCTGATGGGCGCCCGGTAAATCGTCCGCGAGCGCTCGAGGTGCATCCCGATGACGTCCCCCGGACCAATGATGACGACGATCCGTTTCTTGTAATGCATGAATTCGCCGAGCGTCCGGCGCCGGATCGATTTTTTGACGTCGGTCATGACCGGATGATTGAACAGGAGGCAGCAGAGAGAGCAGAGAAATCAAATTCACCTTTCCCCTCTGCTACCTCTGCTGCCTCCTGTTGGATCTGTCTTGGGTAAGCCACGGGCCTGCGGCGGGCGATCTCGACGCACGCCAGGCACCGCGTCGCGTCACCGTGATGCAAAATCAAATTGCCGCACGCAGAACAGAGGCCCTGGCGCGGAGGACGGAGGGCAGAGACGTAGAATACGGTCGCCTCCTGTCCTCCAGTCGCCCTCCGTCCTTCGCCCTGCGCAGGACAGGTGAATATGCTGGTTGGTGGCATGTGAATAACCCGGCGAAAAGCCGGTGAATGGTCAGGCGGCGACTTCCTGTTCGGAACGTTTGAGGTCTTCTTTGACGAGCCGCCGAAAGTATTGGCTCACAGTGATGTCTTGCTTGCGAACGCGGTCCAGAACCCTCGGAACCTCGCCTTCTTCAAGATTGATGGAGACGGATTTGAATTTCCTCGCTTGTTTTTTGGTGCTTGGCATGAATAAGAGCGTATCACGCCACCTATGATTGTCAATGTGCAATCATATCAAATATACGATTTCATGTTGACAGCTATTGGGAGGCGTGGTCTTGTAGGCGCGTGCCCAATGACCCGAGAAAAAGAAAAAGAAACCGCAGCCCAGGGCAAACCCAAATCGCCATCAGCATCGATGTCGAATTATTAGCGCAGATCAGAGCACGGGCACACTCGCGCCAGCAGACGATCAGTGGCTATCTGCGTTACCTGGCCTTGCGGGACTTGGAAGCAGCGGAGAAGGAATCAATTGGGGACGCTTTTCCGCCGAGCGAGCGGAAAGAAAATTTACCGGCGGTGGCGCCTGTCAAACCAACTAAGCGCAAGGCGAGTCCCGGCCGTTACGACCCAGGCGCGTCTGTCGGGTCTTCAAAAGCTTCATAACCTTCGGCGAGATGAACACGAGCTTTCCAACCTTGACAGTCATGGCCCAATGGCCAGCAACCGGAGTGCCCACTATTTTCCGTGTCCAAAAATCTTCGGCGTGCATTGGCCGTTGGCGCGGGCGGACTGTCCCGTGCAAAAGTCCGTTGGCGCAATATCGGACACTGGCACACAAGTGGACGATCTCGCGGCAAAAGCTAATCCCCTTCGCCTTACCTCCGATAAATCACAGGGCTGTCAACTTGACCAAACGAATTAAAAACAGCTCATGAAACTTCTCCTCATCCTCAGTCTCTGCACTCTGTGCCAGTCGGCTTTCTCGGCCTCGGGCCGCATCTATGGCACGCGCCTGGGTGAAGTGGGCGGCCGTTACGGTTTCCCGGTGCCGCCCCGCTCGCCGCCCGTCGAGCCGCCTAAGTATCTTATCAAGGCACCGCCGGCACCGGCATGGCAACTGCGCATCGTCGAGGGACAGCTTTACAACATCGTCCACTCAGCCCGGTGGGCGCGGTTGATTCCCCAAGCGCCGATGTCTGTGGGCCAGGTTTTACCTGATGGTGTTGTGTTCACCATGCCCGAGCAGGTGGTCCGTGAACTGGTTGGTGAAAGTTCGTTGTCCAGGAGGGTTTACCGGCCCAGCCGCTATGAACTGGAAATCGACCAGGCTTATAGAACCTCGGTCATGACGCGAACGGACGTCCTGCCAGCCGGGCGGTGTTTCGTGCGCAATTTCCCCGGTGGCGAGCTTTTAACCGTGGGGGAACGCATCTCGCCCCAGAACCTGCTCGTCATGCGCGTGATGCCTTTCCAGTTCGGAGATCAAACCATTCCGGCGTACGACTACGGCGTCGAATTCAGCGAGGAAACCAAAGCGTTGGTGAAGAACCCGGCGCCCGTCAAAGCAACCAACGCCGTGGCGATAAAATGAGCGCACTGATGACGCAGGAAGAAGCGCGCGCGGAATGGGAGGAATTCCAGGCCGCGGTGCGTGCCTGTCCCGAGCTGGATGAGTTTTACGTGATTTGGAACGAGCGAGCCACGGTGCTCATTAAACTCCACGCGCTTGAGCTGACCGTTACCAAACTGACCCAGCAACGCCGGCGCCTGACCGAGGAACTCAGACGCATCGCCCAGACCGTGCCCGCAGAATTCAAAAAGCACCTCGCGTGAAAGCCACCGCCATAGGAGACCGACTCTACCAGGACGAACGGGGTTGTTATTTTATCCGCTTCGCAATCGCCGGGAAACGGACCTGGTACAAGCTGGCCGCCACGGTCTTGAAGTTTGCCAGACAGGAAGCGGCCGATCTGCTCGGCGCCCATCGCCACTCTCTCTCCGGCGAATGCCGCAGTCCCTTCGCGCGCGGCAAAGAGTTCGCCAGCGTCGCCAAGCTTTACCTCGAGGCCAATTGCCCCAACTCACGTGGCGACGCGCGCAATGAGGAGTTTGTCGAGCGTGAGGCGCAGCGCCTGGAGTTCATCCTCAAGTTCTACGGCAAGTGGTTAATCGAAGACATCAAACGCCAAAGCCTATACGAGTACCGCAACTGGCGGGTCAAACAGGTCTCCAAAGGCACCGGCTTGCGCACCACGGAAATGGATTGGTGCACGCTGTCCAACGTCATCAACTTCGCCGTGGATTGCGGGATCGTGGATTTCAACTACATCGGACGCAAGCGCCCCCGCCTGCGCGCCAATAATCCCGGGCCCTCAAGCACCGCGGTGCGCATAGCGCATTGCCGGGAGTTCGCGCCGGCCGATGGCAACGAGCTCAATTTGCTCGCTCAGTATTTCTTCGCCGAAAGGCCAAGCCAACCAATCGGGTTTCAGATGCTCTTCGAAGCGTTCACCGGCTGCCGGACCTGCGAGGCGCTCCGGCTGCGCACCGATGCCCGCAATACCGATGAGCCCGGGTTCATCCAAGGGAACCATTTATTTCTGGCGCGCAGCAAACGCGGGATCAATCCTCACGTGCTCATCAATTCCGAGCTGGCGGATTTTATCGAGTGTTGGCGCGCGTGGCACACCGCAAATCACGCGGGCAACCCGTGGTGGTTCCCCGGTCGGGCGCTCACCCGTCAACCGTTGGTAGTGGCTCCCCTGGTCAAAGGCGCGCTCAACTTTGCCCTCCGCCGCGCTTGCGCAGCTCTCGGCCTGCCCAAGCGCACCAGCCACGGTTTGCGCAGTTACTTCGTCACCCGCTGTCGAGGCGACGGCGACACCGAAGCGCAGATCGCCGCCAAGCTTGGCATAACCAGCCTGGCGTTACTCGAGCAAGTGTACGGAGGCCGTCCGCCCAATTGGGATGGCCTTCAGAAAATCAGATACTGGCCAGCCAACGCAGCGCCGGCCTGGCACAGATGGAAACCGGGCGCGACCCGCGAACTGGATTTCGTGGGGGAAGGACAAAAGATCGTGGAACTGAAACTCGAACCAAAAGCGGGACTATTAGCGGTCCCTGAAACAAGCGGATGAAAACACACGGGTCACAACTGGTTGACTGCCGAGCGAGATGCAACTCAACGGTAGTCGAAACCTCCTGATCGTAAGTCACATTTCTCACACGTGGCCTAATGCGCTTATCGCGATATGCCACAAAAAGCAAGGTTTTGGACGCGGCGGGATCCGGTCTCCGGACGCCAATTGCGCCTGAGACGACAAAACGTGGACTATGGCGGGACTACAGAACATTACGGACCTGAGGCTCGTGCTGTCGTTGCGGGAAGAACGGCAAAGGCGTCCGCAACGTGAATGATGAACCTTTAGAAAGCATCTACTGGGTGAGGATGGCCGCGCGGGTACGCATGGAATTCGACCGCGCGGATCTGACCTCGCACCAACGCCGGCTGATGCAAATCATTTTTTGGGCGACGGTCATGAAACGCCGCTTGCGGATGCGGGTGAGCCGGCTGGAAGAGATGGAAGAGGTCGCTGGGATGCACAGAGGGCACCTGTCGACCAATCTGCGGCAGTTGGCCAAAATGCGGTTGATCCAGATCGTGTCATTGGCCGATGGCGGGACTGAGTTTGTCCTGCTGCCCGATAGCAGTGCCTGGGATGTCGGCTGGCTTTATTCCCGGGCTGCGTGGATGAAGTTCCACGGCAACGTGGATGCGTTGACCGCCCAGGTGCAGAGAGACCTGTTGCCGCCTGAGCCGAATCTCCTCGAGGCTCTGGCCGAGGTCTCGTCAGAGAGTTGGATCCAGAATCTGGATCAGGTTCCCGAACCGGGAACCAACCCGAACGAAACGTCGAAACCTTGGGATCAGGCTGAATACCTGAGGCTTTGTCAGTCTGGCGATGTTGTTGCCGCTGACAAAATGTGGCGCGATGGACACCCACCTTTGGACAAGGGGGGAAAGGGGGGTCATGACATGCATGTTCCCCGTAGGGGAAAGAAAAAACATGACATGCATGTACAGCGAGCTGGTTCCGGAATGCGGAACCAATACTGGCAACCGCAGCAGCAACTTGACGTCGGGGAGCTCGATTCGAGAACAGCCGAAGAGATTTGGCAGGCACTACAGAAATCCAGCGGAGGGGCAATCAGCCAGGAGTTTGAAGCGGGTTGGAAGCGTCGCATCTACGAAGCGGCGCATGTCGTTTGGTCAATTGCTCGCGAGTGCTCAGAACGCAAAGATGTCAAAAATCGCGTCGGATGGCTGAACCGTGAATATCTTCGAGCCTTGTGTCCCGAGTAGGGTTTACACCCCATAGACATAGCCATGTCCAACCCCTTACAGTGTGAGCATTACGATGGATAGAGCTCTCAAGAGTCTGCCTGCTTCCATTGACTCCACACCGTACGTGTGGATGCCTCTATCCAACCTCACTGCAAGAATTGGTTCACTCATTCCGCTTCCCCGTGTCTCCACCAAGTTCAAGCCCGCTGCACAGATCAGTCTCAAGGATGAGGACGAGGCGACACGTGAGAGCCTGGCAATGGTGGCCGGCCTGACTCGCATCATGGTCTGGGTCATCGGTATCAGCACCGCCGATGACAACAAGCGCATCCTTCGCGCCCGCTTCCTTCGCACAGTGGTGGTGCTCTGGCTCATCGACCCACATCATTTCCAGTGTGCATCACAAGCATCGATGGCCAGGCACTACGGTTTCGACAAGCAATCGTTCAACGCATCGGTCGCGTCCTTCCGCCGCGAGTTCGATTACACCGACGTGCGCTTCCGCTCTCCCATCGCCGTCGCTCACATGCGCAAGCCCTCGCGTGAATAAGGCCCCCACCCCACCCCCCCCGTAAGGAATCTCTTCGCCACATCAACCAGAGTTAGAGAAAGCTTTCTCCCCTCAAATTTCGCGCGAAATGCAAAAAACGAAAAAACGCGCGAAGGGCCAGACGAGCACAGCGAAGTCGGAGACCACCAGTACAACGAAGTCGGACACGACCAGCACACCGGAGCCAGCACAGCCAGCGGAGCCGCAGGTTTACGATTCGATTGGGCAGGCGGCGGCGGCGCTGGGGATCCCCAAGAGAGTTCTGCAGAAGTTGAAGCGCGATGGGGCGCCGGGGTTTCATGGGAGCCGGGTTTATCCGGCGGAGTTGCAACCGTGGCTGGAGGCCAAGAACAATGAGGCGGCCGGCGGCGGGGTGGACCGAGACGCGCTGGAATGCCGGCGCCTGTTGGGCCAGTGCAAAAGGATCGAGCACGCAAACGCCGTGGACTCGGGCGGGGTGATCGCGCTGGCGCCGGTGCTGGCGGCGATCGCGGGGATTGGCGAGCAGCTCAAATCCCAACTGCGGGCGATTTATGAAGATGAGTTGCCGCCGGTGATCGCGGGGCTTTCGGCGGAAGCGATTCGGATCGAAACTCGCAAGGCTAACGATCGGCTGTGCACTCGGTTTTATGAAGCGGCCAACAAAATTGCAAAGGTATGATTAACAAACTTCCGGTCATTGGATGGCTGCTGTCGTTGGTGGCCAACGTGTCGTTGTCGGTTCCGTTTTGGATCTGCTGGACGGCGTGCGGCATCGGGGCGAAATACTTTTACTGGCTGCCGGAGCTCTATCAGCGCATTCCGTTTTGGGATTGTGTCGGGCTGTTCATCGCCATCTCGATCGTCAAGGGCGCGCTCGTGCCGCAGTTTGCCAGCGTGAGCCAAACGAACAAGACGGAGTGATCGACTGGATGAAGACATTCCCTCATTGACTCAACCCCCTTCAAGTAGCGGCTGACGCTGTAAGGTCTTTCCCTTCGATTGGTCTCTAGGGGTTTTTCATCCTTGCAGCGTAGCCGCTGCTTGTGCCTCCTCTCCCCGAAGAGCAGATCCTCGAAGCGTGGCGGCTGGCCTGGCGCCCCTTCGACCGCCGGCCCATTTACGAATGGGCTGCCACTCACGTCAATCTCCCCTCCTGTTACGCCATCTCGGGATATTTCCACGTCGAGAAATCCCGTTACCTCATGGGACCGCTCGATGCGATTCGCGATCCGCTCGTGCGCGAGATCACCGTGTTGGCCGGCGTGCAAACGGGCAAGTCACTCATCGGCGACCTCACCGTGTGCGACATCATTTGCAACAACCCCGGCAACTTACTCTGGAACTTCCCCACCGAAGAATGGGCTGAGGACTACGCCAAGCGGCGCGCCGTCCCGCTGCTTAACAACTGTCCACCGATCATCGCGCAGCTCGACAAGATCCACGCCCACAAGAAGAGCAAAAAAGAAATTCACTTCCCGAGCATGTGGCTGGCGATCCAGGGCGCGCATCCGAGCAATCTCCAAACCCACTCCGTTCCATTCGTCATCAACGAGGAACTCTGGTCGTGGGAACAAGGGATGTATCTGCACGCGAAAGCCCGGACCACTTACTTCCATTGGCGCTCGAAGATTATCAACATCAGCCAGGCCGGCGAGAAAGGTGACGATCTCGATCAAGCCTACGAAGCCGGCAGTAAGGAGACCTGGCAATTCCCCTGTCCCGCGTGCCATTTCTACCAGCCATTCGGTTGGAGTGTGCGCCGCGAAGACGGCACGTACGCCGGGATGACCTGGACCACCGACGCGACGACCCGGCCCGACGGCGTGTGGAATTACGACGCCGTGAAAGCCAGCGCCGCCTACAAGTGCGTCAACTGCAGCTTCCTGATCCTCGACACGCCCAAGAACCGCCGCGACATGAACGATTACGCTCGGTACGTCCCGACGAACCCAAACGCACCGCGCGACAAACGCTCCTTTCAATGGCCTTCGCACGCTTCGGATCAAATTTCCTTCGGTTTATTGATCGAAGAGTACCTGCGCGCCAAGGAACAAGCCAAGCTCGGCAATCGCATTCCCCTGCGCGAATTCTGGCTCAAGCGCATGGCCATCCCGTATGACCCGGTGCTGCACGACGACGTCGAGACGTTCCCCACCATCGAGCTCACCAGCTCGCAGGACGGCGCGGTCGTGCACGACGGCAAGACCTTCACGATCCTGCTGATGGCCGTGGACGTGCAGACGTACGGGTTTTGGGTAGTCGTCGAGGCCTGGACGGCCGCCGGCGACGACATTGTCCTCTGGGCGGGGATGCTCGTCACCTGGGAGGACGTCCGCGCGAAGCAACTGGAGCACAAAGTCCCGGACGGCCTGGTCACCGTCGATTGCCGCTTCCGTCCGCACGACGTATTCGTTCAATGCACCCGCAACGGCACCTGGGAAACCGTTCCTGGCGGGAAACGCTGGCAATGCTGGCGCGCGGCCAAGGGCGAGGCCGGCGACGGATATTATTACAAAGCGCGGCACGGCCCGCAGAAGGGCAAGGCCGTCTTAATGCCCTACGTCTGGCCCTTGCCCAAGGGCGACCCTTGCCAAGGCCTGGCGCACGACGACAAGAGCGTTCTGGACGTCCGCGGACGTTACTGTTCGATCGTGGTGTGGTACCACGGCTGGATCAAGAGCGTCGCCGCGGACCGGCGCGACTCGATGACGGCCGCACTGCACGCCGGCGCGCGCGCGTACGTGCTCAAGGGCCCGTGGAACCAGACCTATGCGCGGCAAATGTTCAGCGAGCGCAAAGAGTTCAATCCCACCACGCGCAAATGGTTCTGGAAAAAGTTTCGGGATAACCACATTTGGGACTGTCGTTGCATGTCACTCACCCGGGCGTTCATGCTGCGGATAATTGGGGACACGGCGGCCGTGGCGACGGAGGAAGTAAGCGTCGAAGCGTGAGCCGTTGCATTGCGCGCGGGCGTAGGCTGGAGAGCAAGAGGTCAGACTGATCTCTGACCTCTTGAGCTTTTTACGTTTCGAGATTCCGCCGCTGCGTTTGCTGGCGGAACTGCGCGGTGATGTCGTTGTCCGCGATCTTGGTGATCTTCCACGGTTCTGGTGACAGGCTGTTCGAGGTGTTGGCCTCGACAACGCGCACGCCGATAGGGGTGGGGCCGTAGCTGATGGAATGGCCTTCCTTGGCGCCCACCAGATACGTTTGCCCGCCCTGCTGGCAGACGAATGTCCCTTGATCTCCGTCAAGAGCGGCGGCCAGGTCCAGCCCAGTCGCCGTAACTCCGATTTGTAGTTTCATAACTTGACCGGTTTACGCCAAAGCCGGGGCTTGTCAACGGCGCTCTGACGCGCCGTTGACAAGACAGGCGAGACGCCTGTCCTACGTTGACTTGAGCGCTCTTAACAGATGCCGCTCAACTATTTCATAGGTAAATCCCAAGTCTGGCTCGAGGAACAGTTGGCCAGCGCTCAGGCCGACGCCGCGGCCGGGAAAATCACCACCTCAGTCACCACGGGCGACCTCTCGACGGGCAAGCAAGTCCAGGACGACATCGCCACGCGCATGCAACGGCTGCTCTACGCCCTTTACCTGCTGGACCCGACGAATTACCCGCTCGCGAACATCCGGCGCGTGACGCGCACGAAGGTGATCTACTGAATGAGCACATTGCCGATTGCCGATTGCCGATTGCCGATTGAAGACGCGGCGCGCGGCCGTCTGGGAAATCGGAAATCGGAAATCGGAAATCGCCAATGACCCCCGCCCCCTACAAATTCATCGAGAAACGCTCGAGCCGCGGCTACTCGAACAACAAGCTCATCCGCGCGGCCACGCAGACCACCGATCGCGAACAGATCCCCGCGCTGGACAGCGACGTCCACAAAAACATCTCCCATTTCGGCCGGAGAACCTTGATGACGCTCGGGCGCTGGATTTACGCAAACATCCCGATCGTAAAGGGTGCTTTGAATGAGAAAGCCGAGTACGCCTCGAGCCATTACCTGGCTCAATACACGGGGAAGAACCATGCGTGGGGCGAACTGGCGGAGGACTGGCTTTACGAGCATGGAAAAATTTGTGATGTGGCCGGCTGGCCCTACAATGCACGGACCTACCGCCGAAACCTCATCATCGCGGTGCATCGTGATGGAGACTGCGGCACCCTCCTCACCCGGCGGGAAGACGGCTACCCCCAACTGCAAACCATTCCCGCCCATCGAATCGCCAGCCGGCCCTATGAATTAACCGTCACGGGCGGCGCCTATGACGGCGCCGCGATCATCGACGGCGTGATCGTCAACGATTACGGCGCCCCGCTCGCCTACCGGATCATCACTGGTGACCCCTTCGACTTCGATACGTACACCGACATCAGCGCGCGCGACATGTTCCTGACCTTCATCCCGACGTTTGCCGGGCAACTGCGCGGCTTCTCGACCCTGGGCGCCGGCATGAACCGCTGGCAAGACGCCTTTGCCTGGCAAGAAGCCGAGCTCGTGTCCCAGGTGGCCAACGCCGGCATCATTTTAAGCGAAGACAACGAAGAGGGCGAACCGGTCCCCGGATCAGACTACCTGGTGGACGCCTCCGGCGGCGTGGCCCAGCCCGGCACACCCACCGGGTTGCAATACGAGAAATTCGACAAGGGAATGATCCGCTATTTCAAGAGCAAGAGCGGTTCGGGCCTCAAGGCGCACATCGCGGACCGCCCGACGGCAAACCAGAGCGCTTTCGTGGCCGACGTGATCCGGGGCAACTTCGCGGGCCTGGATTGGTCGGTCGATTTCAGCGTGGACCCCACGAAGATCGGCGGCGCCTCGATGCGCGTGTGCGTGGACAAGATCAACCGCTCGATCGGCAGCGATCAGGACCTGATCCTCGAGCCGACCTGCCGGCGATATAATTCCTATGCGCTCTCCTGCGTGATGCAGCGGCCAGAAGAGCGTCGGAGCGTCGGAGCCTCGGAGCGTAACGCTTCCACGCTTGGACGCTCTGACGCTCCGACGTCCCTCGGCCTGCTCCCCTTCGACATCGATTGGTACGCGTGGGAATTCCAGGGCCCGGCCAAGTTGACGGCCGACGCCAAGTATAATTCGGACGTGGACGCCCAGGAAATCCGGACCGGCATCAAGACGCGGACCAAAGCCACCGCCGAACGGGGCGAGAGCCTCAAGGACGTGCGCGACATGCGGGAAAAGGAAGTGGACGATCTATTGACGCGCGCCCGGCGCCAGGCGGACAAGCACAGCGTGCCCATCGACGTCGTCCTCGCGCGCCTGGAACAGGATCAGTTAGGTGGGGCGACAGTACTGGCCGAGGCGCCGCCGCAAGCGCCGCAAGCGCCTGGGATGGGCGGCAGCAATGAAGAAGATTGAACAGGAGGAAGCAGAGAGAGCAGAGAAGACAAATCAAAATTCTCCCTCTTCTCCGCTATCTCCGCTTCCTCCTGTTGGATCTGGCTCTGGACCTGGTTCTGTTAAATCAGAGATCGATCAGCTCAGGATTTCGTTAAGCATGGCGCGCAACGAACTGGCGACGTGCAAGAGCCAGCTCCGGCTCATGCTGGCCGCTTCGCGGGAGGTGCAAAGGAAGATGCGCAAGCGCCGGGCCTGTCGCAAAAACACGCGCCTGCGGCAAAAGCACCTGAAAGAAAACCGCCCTCCGGCGCCCCCTGTCCCCGCCAGGAAACGGCGGATGGGCCGGATTGCGGAGCGCGGCGTTCACGCCGCTTCATCTTACAAACGCCCAGGGCTTGCGGACACTGAAGCAGCGTGAACGCCGCGCTCCAATTACTTGCCATGTCACGCGCAGCTATCGAAGTCCTCTGCCTCCTGATCTTGCTCATGATCTTGCTGGCACCGTGGGACAGAAAATAGAAAACAAAAGTTTCCCCATGTCCCGCATTAAAATCACCTCCCCAATAATCCAGAGCCGCGCGGCGATGGAAGAACTCGTCGGCGAGATCGCCGCGCTGACCATCGAGCAGCGCAAGCTCAGCGCGGAGATGGATCGCCAACTGCAGGCCATTCGCGAGAAGTACGACGTCCACCTAGGCGAGCTCAAAAAGCTCGTCGAAGAAAAGACCACCGTGGCGCAGGCCTGGGCCGAGGCGAACCCCGAAGAATTCAAGGGCAAACGCAAGTCGATTGAGTTCATGCACGGCACCGTGGGTTTCCGGACGGGCACACCCAAGCTGGCGAAGCTCAAGAAATGGACCTGGAAAATGGTCCTGGCGGCTCTCAAGTTAAATACCTGGGGCCTGGGCTACGTGCGCACCAAGGAAGAGATCGACAAGGAAGCAATCCTCGCTGCGTACCGCCAGAAAGTCCTCACTACCGAAGATGTGACCGCCGTCGGCGTCGCCGTCATCCAGGAAGAGAGCTTCTTCGTAGAACCCAAGCTGACCGAAGTCGAGACCAGGTCCGTGGCTTAAACGCGTCTCGCCTGTCAGCCGCGGTACAGCCGCGGCAAGCCACTCCCACCTGAACCCCCATTTGTCCAACGGCGCTCTGACGCGCCTTTGGACCAGACAGGCGAGACGCCTGTCCTACGTTGACTTCGCCCCCTTCAGGTGAGTGCGTTACCAACACGTCATCGAACAAGTTTATTTCCAGCCCTGGCTCATCACTGAGGCTGGCCACGCAGCGATCGTTCACCTGCTCGAATCCCACCTGGCTGACACTCAGCGCGAAGGGACCGACCCGTGCGGCAACGCCGTCGAGATGGAATCCATGGTCATCATCGATGGCATGGCCCACATCCCGATCGGCGGTGTGATCGGCAAAAAACTGAGCGGCATGGAAAAGGGCTCGGGCGCAGTGGACGTCAACGACATCTCGCGCGAGCTGAACGTGGCCACCGCTGATCCGAACGTCACTCGCATCCTCCTCCACATCGATTCCCCCGGCGGCATGGTCACGGGCACTCCGGAATTAAGCGCCCAGATCGGCCGCATCAAGAAACCCGTTTACGCATTCACGGACGGCTCGATGGCCAGCGGCGCGTATTGGATCGGCGCCAGCGCCGACGCCATTTTCGCCACCGAGACCGCCAACATCGGTTCGATTGGCGTTTACCTCCCGGTCATTGATTCCACCGAAGCCATGGCCAAGCGCGGTTTGAAAGTGGACCTGATCACCGCGGGCACGCTCAAAGGCGCGGGATTTCCAGGTACCAAGATGACCGAGGCCCAGCGCGCGCACCTGCAGCAGCGCGTCAACGACATCCACGGCATGTTCACCGCCCACGTGCAAGCGCACCGCGGCGTAGTGACCGACGCCACGATGCAAGGCCAGACCTTCATGGCCAAGGAAGCCCTCGAACGCAACTTGATCGACGGCATTGTGTCGAGCAAAGCCGAGCTGATCGCGCAACTGTTGAAATGAACGAGGACAGAAGCCAGAGGCCAGAGGTCAGAGGTCAGAGGTCAGGGGACCTCGTCTGTCATCTGTCATCTGTCATCTGTCATCTGTCATCCCTCCTCGAGCTCGCGTGGTTGAAGGGCCACGCCGATCTCGCAACCAAACAAGACCTTCAAAGATTGGAAAAACTCATGGCAAAAACCCAAGCCGAAATAGCCCAGCAACTGCGCGACGCGCTCGCCAAGCTAGGCAAGATCGAATCCGAACAAGACAAGCAGGCCCAGCTCATCAAGGACCTCCTCGAAGCCGCGGGCAACCAGCCCAACGCCACCCCGGAATTGACCGAAGCCGCCGACGCACTGACCGCCGAGTTAGAAGTCAGCGACGCCAAGGTCGAAGACCAAGCCGCGCCCACGCCCACGCCCGAGGCGTAAAACAGAGGTCAGAAGTCAGAGGTCAGAGGTCAGGACGGACTCTTCTTCGTCTGACCTCTTCTCCCTCTGACTGACCTCTGACCTCTGATCGCTGACCTCTTCCCCCATTGACTCCGCCGCCCTCCATTAGACAGCAGCGCTCCGGCGCACAACCAAATCTATGATCCAAGACATTAAAGACCTCACCGCGAACGTGGGCAAAATCAGCGCCACGATCGACCAGGCTCTGGCTTCCAGCCAGAAACAAGTGAGCGACCTCACCGTCGCCCTCGAGACCGATCGCCAGGCGTACGCCCTCGCGCGCGCGGACCTGGCCACAGCCAAAGCGCTCGTTGCCTCCCAAGGCGTCGAGATCTCCACACTCAAGGCCACTATTGCGACCCAGGCATCGGACGCCGCCGCCCTCGCGTCCGCCACCGCTGCCAGCGCCGCCAAAGTGGACTCCACCGTCTCGGTACGTGCCGCGGCGATCACCGCCACCCAGGGAGTTCCTCCGTTGGCCATCAAGCCCGACGCAGCCCCCACGGACGCAGCCCAGGCCGCCAGCAAACTTAAAGGCCGCGAGAAACTCAGCGCTGCCATCGAAACCCAACTCGCCGCGCTCTGATTTAACGATCCCAACCACCCCCCAAAAAACCTATGGCAGATAAATTTCTAACTCTCCTCGACATGACCAAACGCGACGTCGGCCCGGACGGCGCCGCTGTGGGTCTGATCGAAGAAGTCAACACCGTCGCCCCCGAACTCGAATCGCTCAGCGGGCTGCCGGTAAACGGCACCACCTACAAAATCAAAAAGCGCATCGCCCTCCCCAGCGCGCCCGTTTTCCGTAACGCCAACGAAGGCTCGGACATCGTCTCGAGCATTTACGAACAGGGGATCGGCCAATGCTTCTTCCTGGATGCGCAGCTCCGCACCGACGAAATGGTTGTCAGCTCCGGCCAGGCCGAAGGCAATTCCGCCGGCGACATTCTTGCCGACGAATCGATCGGCGTTGTGCGCCAGAAACTGATCCACGTCGGCGATTCCTTTTACCGCGGCGTCACAGCCGATGCCAAAGGGTTCGTTGGACTGCAAAGTTTGTACGACACCACCAACTGCGAAGTCAGCGCCACCGGTTCATCCGGCGCCGCGACGTCGGCATGGCTGGTCTGGAACGATCCGCAGGGATTGCACTGGAAATTCGGCCGCAACGCCGGTTTGCAGATGGGCGAATGGGTTCGCCAGCAAGTCACCGACGCCAACGGCAAAGCGTATCACGCCTGGACGAACAACCTGTCCGGTTGGCTCGGCCTGGCTTTCGGTCACACCCGCTCCATCGTGCGCGTCAAGTTGTGCACGACTGCCAAACCGTTCTCTGACGCCCTGGGCGCCGCGGCGATCAGCAAGTTGCCGATCTTCATGCGTCGCTCGAGCGGTCTGCGCTGGTTCATGAACACCGCGTGCGAGCTCCAGCTGCGCAACACCCGTTCGACCGTCAGCACGGCCAAGACGGACAGCGGGATCCTCCAATACGCGCCCGTGCCCACGGAGTGCAACGGCGTGCCGATTATCCTGACGGACAGCATCCCGAATAACGAATAACAAGAATTGCCGAATGCCAATTGCCGATTGCCGATTGAAGGCAAATCGGAAATCGGAAATCGCAAATCGGAAATAACAATATGATCGACAGAGCACTTAAAGACGCAAAACTCATCGTCACGAAAGTCTTCCCGGCCGCGGCCGCGAACGACGACACGACCACCATTGACCTGCAGTCAGCGGGCTACAAACCCGAGACCATAGCGCTGAACATCGCCTGGCCGGCGCTCCCGAACTTGGCGGACGCAAAGACCATCATTTTCACCGTCAAGGATTCGGCGGACGACAGCTCGTACGCCGCCATCAACGGCGGCCCCTCCTACACCCTCACGGGCGCGGGCGGCGTCGGCGTGGCAGCGGGCAACGTCAACCTGCGGCTGCCAGCGACCACCCGTCGCTACATCCGGGTCAACCGCGCGGTCCTCACCGCTGGCGGCGACAACACCGCAGCGACCAACACGGTGTCACTGGTGGTTTAACAATTCCCAATCAGCGCCGGACTTTAGCCCGACGCAGACCAAAAGGCCGGCCCGGTGGTTTTTACCGGCCGGCCCTTTTTTTTGAGTATGAAAGACGAACAAGAATCCGGATCCAACAGGAGCAAGCAGAGAGCGCAGAGGGGGAAAGAGAATTGGATAAATTTAATTCTCTGCTCTCTCTGCTTCCTCCTGTTCAATCCCCTTCTCCTGTCCGCCGCCGCGCCGATTCAGCTCCACATCAATACGGCCATCGACACCCCCGCCGCCGCCCTCAAAAAGGCCGAGACCAACTTCACCACCCTGTTCCAGTCGATCACCGAGCTGACCAACACGATCACCTTTTACGGCGCGACCAACTCGCCCGTGGACTTCTCGACCACCGCGTTCCAGCTCGCGATCGATTCCAGCAAGGGAGCCGCGGTCATCGTCCCTAAGGGCCGTTACTGGATCGACGCGACGATCGACCTGCCCGACAACACGCGCTTGATTGGCGACGGCATGTCGAGCGAGCTCGTGTTGACCAACGTGGACGTCGGCTTGAGCGCTTATGGCAAAACCAACATCCAAATCATCGGCCTCAAATTCAGCGGGAAATATTCTCAGGCTGTGGCCGCGCTTTTCTGCACCAACGTCCTGGTGCGTGAATGTGAATTTACCGACGCCACGCGCATCCCGCAGAGCGGCTGGATCGCGCCCGTGCGTTCTCAGAGTTCATTCGGTGTGCACGTGCAAGCCTGCCGGTTCTACGGGAACGGCAACGCCCTCGCCACCTTCGAGGCCTCCGCTGAGATTCTGATCGGCGGCACCGCGGACATCACCCGCGCGGTCGTGATCGAGGATTGCGTGCTCGTGGGCAACAAAACCCATTACGGCATCGCGACGCTCGATATGCAGGACGGCCGCGTGCTCAACAACTGGATCGCGCAAGGCAACACGATCGGAGTTCTTAACCTTGGGGGTTATGGAATTCAAAGCGTGGGGACCATGGGCCTGAGCGCGCAGCGCAACATTTTCGCCGGCAACACCATCACCAACGCTGCCGGCTCGGGGATTTACCTGAGCAACAACATCAGCGCAAAAGTTTTTGACAACCACATCGCCAACGTGACGATCCAACAGTCCAGTGCTATCGCTCAGGCCGGTGGCATTGTCCTTGAGTCCTCAGCACTCTCGGCCATCGCTCATAACGTGGTGACCAATTCACCTGTCGCCGGCCTGGCTTCCACCGGCGCAAAGAACTCGATCCTCGATAATACGCTGGTTAACGTCGGCGCCGCAGGCACGGGAATCCTCCTCACCGGCTCGGACACGACGGTGGACCGCAATTTCATCCGCGGCTTTGCCACCGGCATCAACAACACCGGCGCGTCCAACCGCGTGGGGATCCTGAACCTCATCCACGATAACACCGTGCCCTTAGCGGACGCCGGCGGCGCGGTCGTCAAGACCATCACCACCGGCGCCACACCGAGTGTGCGGGATGCGCCGAGCTACCTGTTGAATTATTCCGTCCCCACGAGCATCACAGATTTCTCCGACGGGCTGCCCGGCATGGACAGAACTTTCTTCGCGGCAAATACAAATGTCACGCTCATCAATAGCGCTGGCCTCCTCCTGAACGGCGGGGCCGACCTGCACCTGCTCACCGGTCAGATCCTCGTGTTACGCCGGGACGCCGCCAGCGCCTGGCACCAGGTCGCCGGCGTGGGCAGCGTCAATTTCCAGAGCGGCGGCGAGACCAACACCGCGTCGAACCTCGGCACCAACGGCACCCTGGTCCAGGGCCTTTTCTCCGCCAAAAGCGTCCACGACCTGCAGTTCCGGAGCCTGGCCGCCGGCACGGGCATCACCCTGAGCTCGAACGCGGCAACGGTGGTCATCACCGCCGTCCCCGCCACCCAATCACCCGCCTCGGCAGCCTACGTCGGCACCGGGCGCCAGATCATCGCCGGGCGCGGCCTGACGGGCGGCGGCGACCTGAGCGCCGATGTCACCCTGGCCTTCAGCTACGCGGACACACTTATTTCTAACACCCTGGCCGCGAACGAAGTCGAATTCGCTTTCGCGGGCATCCTGTTCGAAGGGACCATCGCGGACGCCTTCGAGGGTATGCTCATCCCGCAGAACCCCACGGCCGATCGCATCTGGGCACTGCCCAACGCCTCCGGGACAGTCGCGGTCTCCGCCAGCACCCCGCTTGCGCTCGATATCTTTGGCAACCTCACGATCACCAACATTCCCTTGGACCGCATCGTGGGCAGCGAGGCTTTCACGAGCGGCGGGGAAACCAACACCGCGTCAAACCTCGGGACCGCCTCGGCTACCATCCAAGGCCTGGCGGCTACCAAGAGCGCCCTGGACCTGCGTTTCCGGTCGTTGGAAGCCGGTTCGGGCGTGACGTTAACATCTAACGCCACCACCGTGGTCATCGCCTCTACGTCCGGCGCCAGCGGCGAAGCCAACACCGCCTCCAACCTCGGCACCGCCTCGGCGACCATCCAAGGCCTGGCTAACACCAAGAGCGGCCTGGACCTGCGCTTCCGTTCGCTCGAAGCGGGCGCCGGCGTCACGCTCAGTTCGAACGCCACCACCGTCACCATCGCCTCGAGCACAGGCCTGGGCGATCCTGTCAGCGCGGGCCACGGGGGCATGGGGTCCGATTTGAGCGGGAGTCTCTCGGGGGCGATCCCCTTCTTCAACCTGGCCACCGGCAAGTTCACCAGCACCTTCACCGCGTACACCAACTCGATCACGTACAACTCGGGGATGCTCTCGATCAGCCGCACGAACATCACCGGCTTCGCGCTTTTGTCGTTGGCCGAAGGCGGCGGCAGCGTCCCGTTCATCCTTGGCTACACGGACAGGTTTGACGCCGCTAATACCAATTTCAGCCTCGGCACGGCTATGGGTTACGCCGTGCGCTTGCGCATCGAGGACGTCGCCGGCCTCCAGCTCACCAAGAACCTATCCACCGTCATCGGCGACGGCTCGAGCACCACCACGCGTACCAACAAGTTCCTTTACGTGCCCACCTTCGGCGGAGTGCCGACAGGTGTGCCGGCCGTCGAGCTCGCCGGCACCGTGCCGCTCGGTTACGACACCGTGGGCGACCAGCTCTATTTCTACAACGGCGCCTGGGTGAAACTGAACGCTTCGCGCTGGGTAGGCGCCGGCACCAACGCGACCCTCACCGGCCTGGCCGCGGCCAACTCAGCCATCCTCACCAACGGCCTCACCGTGCTCGATGTCACTGCCTCGAGCCTGGTCCGGACGGACTCGGCCAAGAAACTGGCGCCGGTCACCATCGGTTCGAACATGACCTTCGACGGCACCACCCTGGCAGCCAACAACGCCAACTTGCGGGCCAACGGCACGACCAACGCGGACCTGTCCGGCATCCTGACGGCCAACAGCGTGGTGATCACCAACAGGCTTACCCTGGCCGGCGTCACCGGCGCGCGGTTCCTGGGCGTGTCCTCGGGCGGCATTGTTGACACCAGCTTCACGAGCCTGCGCCTGGCCGACACGCTCATTGACGAAGTGGGCACTGGCGGCGTCGTGTTCTCGATCGGCCCGGCGCTTACCGACCCGTCTTTCGTCGGCACCCCGACATCCATCAGCCTGGCGATCACCAACGCTCTGACGCTCTACGCTCAAACGCTCTCACGTGTCCTCGCCGTCGACGCATCGAAAAACGTCAGCTCGAGCTTCGCCTCGAGCGTCCTGGCCGCGACCCTCACCGACGAAACAGGCACCGGCCTGGCCGTCTTCGCCACCGGGCCCGTCCTGACCACGCCAACGAACAGCGGCGTGGCGACGTTCACCGATCGGCGCCGGCAGACCGGTGTGATCAGTCCCACGCAGATCACCTCGGACAAAAACGATTACAACCCCACGGGCCTGGCGGCCGCGTCGGTCGTGCGAGTCAACTCGGATGCCGCGCGCAACATCACCGGGTTACTAGCCGGGATCGCGGGCGACGAGCTCCTCCTGTTCAACAGCGGGAGTTTCAACATCACATTGAATTCACAGAGCGTTTCGAGCGATGCAACGAATCGATTCGCATTCGCCGCTGACATCGGTTTATTCCCCGGCTCCGGCGCGACCCTCTTTTACGACGGCACCAGTTCCCGCTGGCGGATGTCCGGCGTCGGCGCCGCGATCCATCCGACAATTACGACGGGCAGTCCTGGCAGCGGCGCAGCGCCGTGGGCCCTTGGCACCGTCATCACCGGCGCGACCGTCGCGCTGGTAACAACCAACTACGCCGAGGTGATGATCGGTGGCGTGTTGAAGAAGGTAGGACTTGTACAATGAAGAAGAACCAATCCAGATCCAACAGGAGCAAACAGAGACAGCAGAGACCGAAGGGGAATTTTCTTCTTCTCTGCTCTCTCTGCTACCTCCTGTTCAATTGTTTTGGTCTTCCTGCCCGCGCGCAGACGCCTTTGCCCGTCACACTGCCCGTAACTCTCTCGGTCAGTTTCCCCGCGCCGCCGCAGACGAACCTTTTCGTGACCAACGTGTACGTCACCAACGTCGTCACCTACGTGACCAACAATTTCGTGACGGTTACGAACACATACGTGACCATCATCACGAACGTCGTCGTGTCCACTCGCCTCGTGGTGGACATGACGAACAATGTCATCGCCTGGCCTGGCGCCGGGCGCGATCTGTACCGGGAGATCACCATCCCCACCGCATTCACCCTGGGCGCAATCCCGGCCGGGTCAGTGTTTGTTTTACAGCTCCGCAACCTGACGGGGTTCCCGATCACCTGGCCCGCGGGCCTGCAAGTGATCGGCGTGCTGCCGACTAACGAAGTGCGCTCAGCCGTGGTATTCGCCGAGGTTCACGGCGAAGTCTGGGTGAGCAGGTGAAGACCAGACCCAGAATTCAACAGGAGGAAGCAGAGAGAGCAGAGAAGAAAATTCAATCCTCCGGATCCGGATTCAATTATCCTCTGCCTCTTCTCTGCTGTCTCTGCTTCCTCCTGTTGGATGGTTTTGGTTTTAGCGCCTCCGGCGCCGCCTGGTTCGCCTCCCCCACCGGTTCACCTTACGGCACCGGCTTGATCGGCTCCCCTTGGGATCTCCAAACGGCATTTAATAAAACAGCTTCGATTGTAGCAGGGGACACGCTCAATTTGCGTGGAGGTGTCTATGTTCATTCCCCCCAGGGAACAGTCGTGGGCGCCAACGAAGGTTGGATCTTTCAGATCATCCTGTCGGGCACCGCGGCCGCGCCGATCACCGTGCGCTCGTACCCTGGCGAACATGCTCGCATCGATGGCGGCGATGCGCCCTGGTATCACGCTTGCGCGCGCCCGACCGTTTACATCGGCACCCAGATCCCGAGCACTATCGCCGGCGCGTATATAATTTTCAGGGACATCGAGGTTTACTCGAGCTCGGTCCAAAGTCGCACCTCGAGCGCCGACTCAAGCTTCCCCCTCGATGTCACCCGCTCCTCCGGCATATATGCCCAAGGCGTCGGGATCAAGATCATCAACTGCGTCGTGCACAATTGCAGCAGCGGGATCGAAAGCTTTTCCAGCGTTAGCTACGGGCACGAATATTACGGCAACGTCCTTTTCAACAATGGCTGGACCGGCACGCGCAACGGTTACCCGAGCAATCACGGGCACAACTTTTATTTGCAAGGGCCCGCGGGCCCGGGCGGCCTGTTCAAGATCGTCAAACGCAACTTCTCGGGCGGGGCCTACGACCTGGGCTTGCAAGCGTACGGCAGCGGCAGCGCCAACGTCGCGCACTTCCGCGTCCTCGAGAACTGCTGGCTGGGAGGCATTGGCCAGCATGGGGGCACGTTGATCGCGGCGCGCAACGGCATCGTGGCCGACCGCGTCAGCGACGCGCAGTTCATCAACAATTTCGGTTACATGGCCGACGTCTCGTTCTACTACCAGCCCGACCAGATCGCGTACGCGGACCTGATCGCCACCGGCAATTACTTTTACAAATCGTTCCTGCAGGTGAGCTCGTGGAAAAGTTTGGTGTACACGAACAACGTGATGATCAACTCGATGACCAACGGCTACCACGTCGTGAGCCTGGTCACCAACCAAGCGATCCTCCCGTGGACATTCGATCGCAACACATACGTCATCAACCCTGGCATCGCCCCGAACATCGCGACCAACGATTGGGTGCTCGAAGGCCTGCCGTACATGACCAAGCCGCAGTGGACAGCCAAGACCGGTTACGATGCGAACTCGACCGTGAGCCACGCGCTCCCGACGGCCAACTTCGTCACCCTGCAAAACAACGCGTACGACACCAACCGCGGCCAGGCGATCATTTACAACTGGAGCCTCGGCGCCAACGTGGTGCTGAACGTCGTCCCGTTCGGCTGGGCTCCTGGCGACGTCGTCACGATCCACAACCTGCAAGACTTTTACGGCGACGCGCCCAGCCAGGTGGTCAGCGCGAGCCAGACGCTCACCCTGGACATGCGCGCCGCCAGCCATTCGCGCGCGATCCCGTATGGGGACACGGTCCCATTATGTCCCATCAGCTTCCCAGATTTCGGCGCCTTCATCCTCGAGCGCACGAGCAGCACTAACGCGCCGCCCCCGGCGGCCGTGGTTTTAGACGGTGGCCGCCCCGCCCTGCGCAGACGAGCACTGTGAGCGGCACGGAGCGCGGCGTTCACGCCGCTTCAATGTCCGCAGCCGCTGGGCGTGTGTGAGTTGAAGCGGCGTGAACGCCGCGCTCCATTGACTCGGCCCCCTCCAGTGAAACCCACAAACCCAAACAACCTTCCCAAAATGAGCGACCCAAAAAACACCACCACGCCCGCCCCAGCAAAAAACACCGCCGTATTCACCCCCGGCAACACCCCCGGCACGCCGCCCGCCGTCCCCGGCGCCGGCCAACCGTCCACACCCGGCGGCACGCCCTGGGTTCCCAACGGCACGCCGACTGGCGTGGAAGCGCCCGGTTTCTTCGGGATCTTCTTTGACCTGGTCAAAGCTTACGTAGCCAACGGGCATCTCAGCAGCCAAGGCATCGTCGACGACCAGATCCTTGACCTGGCCGCGAACCTGGCCCGGCGCATCCAAGCACGCTACCCGCAAGGCCGCGTGGACCAGAACGGCACACCGCCCGGCGCGAAGTAAAGAACGTCAGAGCGTCCAAGCGTAAGAGCGTCACGCTCCGACGCTCCGACGCTCCTCACGCTCCGACGACCATGTCCCTCGCCACCGACCTCACCAGCGCCTTCAACGAGCTCACTGGCGATCTCGCTGACTGCTCGCGCAACCGCGGCGCCGCGCCGTTCTTCCTGTGGAAAGGCAAGACCGTCCGGATGATCCCCAGCACGTATCAGCGCGCGACCACGCTTGAGATGGGCGGGTTCGGTGTGGATGTCGGTTTCTCGATCCTGACGTTGCGGGAATATTTCTTCGCCGTTGACGATCTGCTCGATGTGGTGGACAACCAGGTAATGACCCTCGATGAAACCGACAAGCCCGTCCCCATCGCCGGCAAGCGCCTCACGTATCAGGACAAGGTCTACACGATCGTCAGCGCCCGCATCGATGCGACGCAAACGGTGATCCGGCTGGATTTGAAAGACCCGTCGAGATGAACCGGCGAATCGGAGAGTCGGCGAAACGGAGACCGGATCACCGACACGCCGTTTCACCGTTTCACCGTTTCATATTGTGAACACCTCCTCGCTCGACACCACGTCCTTCGACCACGCCTTCGGCCTGTTCATGCAGAACAGCAAGCGCGACGTGAAGCTCGTGCTCAAACAGCAGGCCAAGCTCCTCACCAGCGACTGCTGCAAACTCACCCCGCCCTTCTCGAAAGCTGTGTTTGGCAGTCCCGCCAGCGAATCCTGGCCGACGCAACTGAAGATCGGCGAGCACGCGGTCCGCACGCAGATCCAGGGTTTGTTCTACTCGATCAAAAACCTGGACGTCGTAAAGAACCCGCGCAAGCCCGAGGTCAAGGCCGCGCTGGGATGGATGATCGAGCAAGGTAATTACGAGGCCTTCAAGCGTTACATGCGCACCGAGCTCAAGCGCTCGGAATGGATGGCCGAACGGGCGTCAGTCCAAGCCCACAGCAAATTCCGCAACCGCCTCGGGCGCGTGCGCAAGAATGCGGCCGTCGGTGTATTTGTCGAAGACTCCATCGGACAGCTTTTGACTTTCAAACTCAGCCACGTCGGCGCCGCCAAAGCTGGGTGGCAAACCGCCGCGCAAAAGTTCGGTGTGACTCTGCCCCGCTGGATCACGCGCCACTCGACACCCGGTTCAGCCCAGGACGACACCGACAACCCGACCAACCCCAGCATTACGATCCAAAACTCGGTCAGCTACGCGGGCGCGTTGGCCGCTGACCCATCCGCGCGGATCATCGAGCGCGCCCTGGCCTTCCGCGCGCGGGCAATGATGCGCCAGGTGGAAAACTACCAGAACAAACGAGCCCAGGAGTTCAGCCGATGATACTGCTCATCATAGTCGGGGTCGTGTTCGTGTGCGTGTTAGCGTTCATCACCTTTGTGCTGCTCTCCCCTCCTCCGCAGGAACGAGAGGAAGAAGACTGAGGTTCGGAGTCCCGCCTTCAGGCGGCGGGGCGTTCGCCAACACGATGACTTTGAAAATATCAACCCACGATCGACAATGTGACAGCGCCACCGGCTAAAGCCGGGACTCCGAACCCCAACCATGAAAATCAAAATCATCGCACCCGAGACCGGCATCCAGGTCACCAAACACGTCATCGTGCACGCCGGCGACGTGGTGGACATTCCCTTCCACCAGGCCGAGCACTTGATCCGGCTTAAACAAGCTGTGCTCGCGCCCTTGCAGCCGCTGCCCTTGCCCGACTTGCCTGATCTCGGCCTGGTGCCACCGACGACGGCCGAAGTCTGAAAACGTAGGACAGGCGTCTCGCCTGTCAGCCGGCGCGCACGCAGTGCCGCGCCCGGCATTCCAGACGGTCGAGACGACCGAG